CCAGAATTCAAAAGGCATGCAAGCAAAACACATAGGTGTCATAGCTCGCATGCCTGTGACAATGTCGGTCGTCCACAAAGCTGGACTGACTTCAACTCCGAACAAATTCGTTCCTGGAGCGTCTATAACCGACCAAGTAAACTTGGTCAGGTAAGACTCCCTACAGGAGACGGCTGTTAAAAGGAGTTCGTCGATATTACCAACACCAAAACGTTCAGGAGAAACTGTCAGCTGAGAGTCAAGATAACATGTCAAAGGAACTGCTTCTGAAGTTCCCTCTGTTAATGCAAAAGTATTAACAAATCGAGGGACAAAAGAATTAGCACCCATGCCATTGATCTGACGAGTAAAGCCAAATTGTTTTGCCAACTGACTACCCATCTTCGCCGCCAAGGAGGCCGTCTTCATTGCTGAAGCAAACTTCCTGGCTTTCTTACCTTTACCCTTAGCTTTGGCGACACTTCCCATCAAATCTCCACCCATACCCAATCCCGAAGAAATAGGGTGTGTGGGATCAAACTCGCTCAGGGCCTTTCCCAAGTTCATTTGAGGTACAAACTCAGTAGGCATATCCAGATGAAAATCAATAGGATTAGCCATAACCTGAATTGTGACCGGATCAGTTCCGCCGTTAGCGGCTTGAAGATTTGAAAGTGTCGTGAACACCAACGAACCAGCATAAATCCAGTCTTGCGTTGAAACCTCAAAAGCATTCCTCCACCACACGTAAGGTACGTGAATTTCACCAGCTGAATTATTCACCGGATCAAGGTATAAATGAGGAAGTTGAGACAGCAAAACTTGCTGAGCTGTCGTTGGGGTAATTGGCCCTGTAACCCCGGGCCACGGGTTCACTTGATTTACATTTTCTCCATTAGCTGTCACAAAAGGTTGCCATGCTACTAAAATTCGACCGTAATTGAACTGATTACCAATAATTTGGATTTTTAAGTTCATTCCGGTCTGCATTCGGTAGAAATAGTTTAACTTCTCTTTAACTGCAGGATTGTTGAAATAAAGTTGATGAGGATTTATAGATACTTCTAATGGGACCCCAATTGCCCATGTCAAAGTTTGTATTCGAACAGGTCGGTTCAAGAATGATGCTAAAGTCATAGCGGACATTTGTCCAGCTGTATGAGCTGCACTTTTCTTGTCTTCCCTGGACGAAACAAAAGATGTGGCCTCTTCGGAGTAAAAGACATTAACGTCTGTTGTATCTCCTAAAGGTTGAATGTGTTGCGCCGTTTCACTTTCGGTTGGCGCTGCCGAATACTAGAATTAGTTGTGGCAAGCAAAATTAAGACTATAAGGGCCAGGAGTCTGCTCAAACTCGCTGACCTAGCTGTTTTCTTTTTGGGTGGCAAAACCCGTGCTAAAAAACACTTAGCCTGTGGAACAAAGCCTCCGACTAAGCTGGTTGAAAACTCCCCAGCGTTGTCGTGGTAAACCAGTGGAACCACCTCCTCTTTAGCTTTACTTCCGATCGGAGAATCGGAAGGTGCGACGAGTTTATCCTCCTCCGGGGAGTGTTTCATGGCGTACAAACCAATAGCCACCTCAAAGGACTGTTTCAATCCTGGGATGGCATTATAAAGGTTGTGCTCAATGGCGACTTTCGTCAAACCACTTCTCATGTTTTCATAGTAGTCTTTTTCGTGTAGCAAAGCTTCACGAAGCACGGAACCTATGATTTCCGTGGCTTGAACTTCGGCGGTAATGACTTTGCTCGGAATCGAAACGCATAAACAGCGTTCGATGGAATCCGTGCATAACCGCGCTGCTGGGAAACCCAAATCTACGTTCTCCAAAAACTGTCGTTTCAAAAATTCAACTTCAGTATAATGGATCTTATGATCGATAGGTTCGGATTTCTTGTCCGGCATTGTGTAATAATAATCCCACAATTTCAGAACTTCGGAAACGCCCTTCACATGGATAAAATCCAAATCAGGGTGGACACCGGCCCAATTGTCGTCCCCGAAGGTAAGCAACGCGATTTTGGAATCAAAGCGAAAAAGCGGATAACCGTTCAACTCGCACAGCTTAATTGCTGCACAGCGAAACAAAATTTTTCCAACTTCACACCCAATTTCCGTAGTCAATTTCTCACCCGAAGGTAAAGTGCCTCTAAACTCAACCAGAATGCCATCAAAAAGGCACATGGAATAAATGGAGTCAGAGGACATGACTCGAATAACTTCCTGCTCTTGGAGAGAATATCCAACAAGACGAGCGATGTGGCGCATAAGCCACCAAGCACCAGATAAAACATCGGCTGAAGCTTTCTTGTCAAACTTTCGGTAATCGCCGCTAACGGAAGACGTTTCCCCAAACTTGCAGACTGTCTCAACAATGTCAATCGAGTCTCTGCTGGTCGGGTCACATCCCACTGCTGATTCAGCTCGTAAGCCCCACAGACGTAAAGTCTGAATCAAAGGACCCACAAACATCTGCTGCAAAATTGCATGAGCAAATGATCCGCAAGAAAAAATGCGAATTTTGTCCGAATCAAGAGCAGTGGGTTCGTCTTTTCGAAGAGCATTAAAAATGAAATGGAAGCGAAAACCATCCTCGTAACTTTCTAAAGCTTTATCGATTTCTCGTTTAAGCTCGTCACTAGGTTCTCGGTGATCATATGTACCATCGTCATTAAAAACAATAATAACATGTTCACCTTTCTTACCTTTCCATCCAAAACCAGAAGAAGTAGTCAAATCAAATCCATTCAAAAAGCGTTGACCTGGAATACCAGACAAAGCTTCAATGGGTGTCAGCACTCTCTGCTGAATGGGCATGATGCGATGTAATTCGTCATACTTCTCCTTCAAATCAGAAACAGCTGCGTGTAAAATCGGGGGATCAATCCCCGGTACTTCGCGCTTCATCTGATCCAAAGTAGTAGTGAATTCAAACAACTTACGATCAAAACCAGGACCACCCCAACGATTTACAATTCCCAAATGTCTTTCGACTGAGTCTTAAATCAACGTTGGTCTGACCTGAGTTTTCGAC